ACGTATGATATCTTCTTGGTCCATTTCATCAGTTGGATCTAAAGATCTTATTTCTTCAGATGCTGCTAATGCACTAAACAACCCTTTTAAATCAGTACCCCCGTTTGCTACATATTCAGCAGCATACTGAAGTTCCTCAGGTAATGCTTCAAAGAACTCTTTTGGCGTTTGTTCTCTTACAGTTTTCTCTCTTTCTTCAAAGTTAGCTTGTAATAACTCCTGCCAATCTTTTAGAGTGTACTCTGACATGTCTTTCTCATCGTCAAAGGGTATAAGCATTTCCTCTTCAATAAGTTTAGAAAATACTTCTACCAATCCACTCTTTTCAACTTTAGGTCTTCCAACTTTTGATGTTTCTTCTTCCTCTTCCTCTTCTTCAGGCATAGCTGTAATATCATCTATTATAGCTTTTGCATCTTCTTTGGTTTCAGAATTTTCATCATCTGTGTCAGAACCTTCTTCATCAAAAAAACTCATGTCTACTGTAGACTTTGAGAATATTGATTTTTTGTTTGTTTTTTCTTCTGTTTCAGGTAGCATTACGCTATCTGCTCCAGGTGTTCCTCCGAAGATATCATCTAGATCAATGTCAACCTGTGATACTTCAGTTTGGTTTGTTGGTAATTCACTCATATTTTTTTTGGTTTTTTTTGTTGGCTTACATTAAAAATATAATATTAATAAAGAAATAAACTAAAATAATTTTAAAAGAGTTTTTTCTCTTTTTGCATTATAGAGCTATCTCTTACTCCCCCTTATTTTTCGGGGTTTTAACATCATACTTATTCTTATTTTCACGTGCTACTTCAAGTTGTTTGTTGGCTATTTCTCTCTTAGTAGCTAGTTCTTCTCTCTTAAGATTTAACATGTCTTGTGTCTGAGCTTTCTTAATGTTATTAGATTCTTTCTTTACATCCATCTGCTGCTGAAACTCATCAGACTTTCTTATATCTTTAAGTGCATCTTGATAATCAGATATTTGATTTTGATTTATGTCTGTAGTAGATCCATAACCAGCAGATCTAATCTGTGCAATAACTATATCATTCTGACGATCTTTATCATTCTGCTCTTGCTCAAATTGAAGTTTCATCATGTCTTCTTGCTGCTTAGCTTGAATAGCTTGTTGTTGCATTTGTTGTTGTTGCTGCATTTCTTCTTGACGCTGTTTCATTTGTTTCTCTTCATTGGCTTTCAGTATATGTGATACTTCAGCAATTGATTCAGCTTTAACAATATTACCAAGATCATAAATAGATGCACCTGTTGTGTTATTACTAATAGCTAATTGTTTAAGCTGTTCTAGCACTGCTCTATGATTAGCTTTAGTTGTAGCAAAAATATTAAAATCTCTTAGTAAGAAAGAAGACCCTTCAATTTCAAAATTTACTTTTTCATCTGCACCAGTTACATATTGTAATCTTACTGATGGTTTAGTACTGTGGTAATACTGTGCTAGATCTGTACGCATTTGATGTACTCTAGGCATTAAATAATCACAGTGATTCATAAAATAAGTTTCTGTCTGAGCATATGAGTTAGCTGTAGCTATTCTTAAACCTGTAGCTGTAGCTTGTTCAACCTGCTGACCCATACGTTGTGGTGTAATACCAATTACTTCAAAAGCTTGTTGCTTAAAATAGTTAGCTAATTGAGTTCTAGATAGTATTCTATTAGTCTGTTCTAAATTAAGAACTTGATAATGTTGGAAGTTAAGTGCATTTTCAGTGTTAGTAATAGATGTATCTAAAGGTAACATCTGAAAATCTTTCATTGCAACGTATGCTTTTGCCAAGTTATTCTTACCCCAATCTTCACCCAAAGAATGTCTAGGTAAAGCGTTTTGATCTAACATAATAACTGTACCTAATTCATCTACAAGAATATCAGCTATTTGGTTATTCACAATATTGTAACCTATCTGGAAAGGTTTCATCATATCTACTAATGAAGTAGATCTTGTATTTCTATCAGAGAATACAGAACCCTCTACAGGTAATTTACAACCGTATAACGTAGCATCACCTTTGAATTGAAAAGGTACACGTCCGGGTTTTTGTCTATTAATACCAATATAAATTGGGTTAATTCCATCAGGTGAATAGTTATTCATACCCCAATATGCAGGATAGTTTGGTCCAATCTTTACACCACCCCATACTTCATTAATCCAAATCCAATCTATATGCTCACCAACAATTAAGTTTTCTTTTGTTTTGTTCTTAAATAGACGTGTATCATAAATGGGCTTTAGAGTGACCTTGTAGCTCTCATCTACTACATCCTGGATAAGATCCCCATTCTCATCAATACGTGTCAAATGACCCACCTTACGTTGCGATTTCCAGTATATTGTAGATACACGCAACATGTCTGTATTCTTATAATCAAAATAATCTTCTGATTCTGATAAAATCCACTCTACAATATCACCGTGTCCTGTTGGTCCATCATTAAGAGAAACAAATTGTCTGTATGCTAAACCTGGTTGACCGCTATTCCATTCATGTGATTTAGTAGCATCATAGTAACTACCATCATTTTGTTGACCCCCTATTGGATAACCTGCCGCTCTTGTAGGATAAATAGCTTCTAGTGATGCCATTTGTTCTTCTGTCATAAGATATCCGTATTTATCAATGATATCAGCAACAGTAATCATATCAATTTTACCTACCCAGTTACCTTGAGATATATATCTTACATCAGGTGACTTGTGATAAAATGTAGTTACAGGATTCCATAACTCTACTTCATAATCATCATCTCCCATTTTAAAATGCCAGAACTCTCTATCAGTAATAAGCATATCTCTAAATGCTCTTTCTTCAAGTTCATCCATTTTAAAACGTTCATAATCTACACGCATTTGATGTTCTGCCCATTCTTCAAGCATAGATCTGTAATCTTTCTTAAAAAACTGTTCAATTTCAGGAAGATCTTTTAAAGCTTCAGGTTGTAAAGCTTGTTGAATCTCAGGATCTTCTGGATCAGCACCCATCTCAATCATCTTAAGAACCATTTTTTGTTGAGCATCAGCAATTAACTTAGACTCAATCATAGCTCTTTTTTGTTCTAATAACTCATTATAAGATGTTTCATCAGTAGTTCTAAATGAAACTGTAGTATTACGTTTCGCAAATTCAGAAACCAATACGTTTATTACATTAGGAATAATAGGATAAAACTTTAATTCTAAAGCTGAACTATCTTCTTTAGTCAGGGTTTCAATAAGATCAGCATACTCAGCATCTTCTTCAACTATATAATCAGTACGATCTATAATACCTTTAGCAAGTTTGTAGTTCTTCATTAAACGTCTTGCATTACGTCTAAGTTGTTTCATACCTTGCCATTCTAACCAATCCAAATTATGAGCGGTCCAATCTTCATTTTTATCATTCCTTGATATGAATTGAATAGGTTGCGTAAGTGTACCCATACGGTTGTGCTCACTTTTTGCACCATTCTTAATTTGTAAAGCATTATATATCTGCATTTTATAGTAGTTTAAAGGGTGTATTATTTTTTCTAATACCTGTAAGTTTTCTAGTTAATGTATTAGGTCTAATCTTAAATTTAACAGCAGCTTCTGTTATAGAATTAAAAATTTCATTTGTTTCAGTATTAATTACTTTTTTACTTGCTTTTAACTTGATCTTATTTATTGCTTCTTGAGTATGGGTTTTTCCAAACATTCCATGTTTTTCACCTGAAACAGATTTTGAAATTTTTAATTTTGTATCCTCTGAAAGTTTTCTACCGTAGGCACCTTCACCACCTAATGTAATATTACATAAAATTCCACCATCACATTTTCTTTTATATATTTTTATAAACTCTTTTTCTTTTTCACAAGCTTCTAACCAAGTAAGATTATCTAAAATAATATCTACTTTGTATTTTGTTTTATTTGTAATATTTTTCCAATGTTTAGTTCTAGGATTAGAAGAAAAAGCTCTTTTATAATTAGTATCACCACCAATGCCAATATAAAAAGGTTCATTCTTGTCTATTCTAATATGTCTATACAGGTAAGGCATTATCGTCTGTAATATTAATTGTGTAATTATATTCTAACTCTTCCAAGTTTATATCGTAGATTTCTTCATCTGTTTCATACTCATAATATAAGTATGTGATACTCACAGGTTTAAGTTCGGTAGTGCTAAAGTTATATACCATTATTTTATATTTTTAAAAGCTCTTTTAGGTTTAGACATGCCAGATGAACGCTTAGAACCGCCAATATGTCTAAAAGGGCTCACTTTAAATTTATACAAATTTGCTGTATTTTCCAAAGAATTGTTTGTTAACTCTCTTCTTTTTACATATCCTCGGTTTGCTTGCTGTACAGTAGCAAATGCAATAAGTGCACAAAAAGCTACTAAACGGTCAACGTTTAAACCAGGATGGTAAGCTAACATTTCTTTTAACAACATAGGATCAGGTATTCTTGTTACCCCATATGTAGTTTTAAAAACTTTACCTTCATCATTTGTAACCTTATCTAATTCTTCTCGTAAATATTCTATTGCATAAGAAATCAAATGATTTTTAAATAACGTACCTGTATTCCTCCATCCGTATTCTTGATGTACAGATCTATTAGAATTAAGATCTTTTAAAAATAACATCTGGTCTTTCGTTACAAGATGTCTTTGTTTTTTAACAGACATCATATATTGTATAAACAAAGAAACGTTATTCTCTACAATAGTCCATGCATTATACCATTCTATAATTAATTCTAATCTTTCATGTGTTTTCTTTATATCATCAAATCTACCACACCATGCTGCAACAATACCATCTTGTTCTATTTCAACTTTTACTTCTTGACCATCATCAATTGTTGTTTCAATAGGTGATTTATAAACGTAAATTGCACATAATGAATCACTTGTACTTGTCTTTCCTTCACCAACCGGGTCAATAGATGCATAGTACATTCCAAAACTTGGATTAGATTTAGGTCTTTCCCATACTATTAAACATCCTTCTTTATCTTCAGCTGTTTTAGAAATAGGAAAATCTTTGATAGGTTGTTTAATAGAATTTTTTATACCTAAACCACCATCATCTTTTCTAAACAATTCTAAAAGCTCATAAGGATATTCTTTATCTTCACATCTTTTTAATTGAGCAGTCACTAAATGTACAGGAAAAACAGATTCTTTTCTGTATGCAAATGCTTCTTTAATATTTGTAGGTTTCTGAGATATTCTTAATTGATATTGTTCTGGAGGTAATTCCTTTTTCATTTTGATTCTCTCATGTCTAATAGCATCTAAAGCTTCAACAACAAGAGAATTACCATAGTTATCAATAAAAGGAGGCATTGACCATTGCTCAGGTATAAATAATCCTGCATTACCAATAGTACCATCTGCATCTAACAAATCAGTTTCTACATAATAAATATCATTTGGTTCAGGATTTAGTATTAAATTTTTTAATGGTTCACACTGATCCAAATCTCCGACAGAACCAGCAGCTATAAACATACCTGTAGTAATCATACCTGACTGCAATGCAGGTCTCATATATTCATACGTCTGATCTAACTTAGGAGCAATACCTGCTTCTTCATAAAAGAAATATTTAGTAGGACCACCGACTCCTGATGTTGCAGATTTTTCAAAAGACATACCTTGTATAGTACCTTTCAAACCAACTTCATTTACACGACCAGCTCTTCTAACTTCAATCTTTTGCTGCCATAGTAGAACCTTTGATGGATTCATTGGTCTATACCATGCAGTATGTTCATTTAAAAATGCAGCATATTCATCTAAAAACTTCCAAGATCCCTTATCATTTATATAGTCTTTGAGAGATGCACCTATCTTAAGTGTTACCCCCGGTTCAAACCACAGTTGATTTAACAACTTCGCTATATGAAAATAAGAACTAGCTATCTGACGTTTCTTAAGAATAGCAGCATGCTTATAATATAATTCAGCTAGTATCTCATACATTGCCATGTGATACTGAGCATCTCTTATCTTAGCAAATCCAAATTTTTGTATTTCCTTATTAAATATAGGTAGGAAATTTAACCACATATAATAATCCCTAGTAATGTACCAAGATACATTATCAGAGTGAACAAGTATTCCGTTTTGACATTTTCTTTTTTGATCATTCCAATATTCTATAAAATCTTTTGATTTAAATGGTGCTGTGCAATAAACACTATCTTTTTCAAACTTTCTTGCTTCTTCATTAAATATAAATGAGTCTTCATTAAAAGCATACTTACCTGGCTCCTTAAATAAAGTAAGTAGATACTCTCTAAATTCTTCTTTAGTTTCAAAGTCAGTGTTAGACCACTCACCCTTTTTCCAAGTTGGTACACTAATATAAATCTCACTCATTTACAACATCGTTTATATTTTCAAACTTACCTTCTGCTTTTACAATAATAAACATCAGTGTATCTATATTTTTAGATTTGATATATTTATTACCTGTACCATTAAAGTAATCATCTTTAGTTTCTCTAGTAAACGCATACCAGAGTTTCTCATACCCGTTGTAATGAAACAACCATTCGTGTAAATAATTAGTAGTCATATAGTTAATTCAATCTTTTATATTTAAAATGCGCAGGAGGAGGGGTAGTACCATTTAACCATCTTCTTACAGTACTAAAAGGAATATTTAATTCTTCTGATAACTCTTTTCCTGAACCATATATTTTATTAGTTTCTATACAAATTATTTTTTTTGCATTATAATGATTTTCACCAGAAAGAGACTTGCTTATTTTTTGTTTTGTTTCCTCTTTAGTTTTTCTACCTGTTGCAGCAATTTTTATTTTTTCTTTTGCTTCACTAGAATGTTTTTTATTTAAAAAAGTTTTTCTTCCTTTACTAGCTTCACCAATTTTTTTCTTGCTTTCTGCAGAATGTTTTTTACCATAAAAATAGTTACCTTCGCCTGAAACAGATTCTATATATTCATTTCTTATTCTTTCATATAATTTTGCAGAAGGTTTATATCTATTTTCATTACCTGTATTACACATATTCCATAAAGCTTTTTTCATAGCTGGAGAATCTGGATAAATTTTAACAAGTAATAAATGTGCAATATAGTGCTCTTTTGGAGTTAATAAAACAATATTAAAATGTTTTGGGTTTCTTGAATCTCCTTCACCACCAAAACATTTAGGTATAATATGATGACCTTCATAATAAACACCTTTTGATTTTACTCTTATCTCATTTTTGATTTTTGTAATAAGAGCATTATAAATTTTTTTATAATCCATAATAATTAAGTTTGATCATACGCAAGACCAGCGCCCCCGCGTACTTGACTTTGTTGTTCTTCAGCCAAGTCTTTGTAAGCTCCTTTAAAAGATTCTCTTATCTGTTGAAACTTAGATGCAGCATTAATTAATGCCGTGATGTTACCATCTCTACCATGCTCAATCTGTGTAGTCTCCATATAACGAGCTAATCTATCAAGCATAGCTTTTATCCCCATATATGCTCTATACGTAGGAGTCTCATATAATTTCTTAGACATTTTTAATGCATGAATAATTAATTCATCCTCTACAGAAAACTCAGCGTCTACCTCCTGTAATATTAATTCTTCTTTCTCATGTTCTACAGCATTAAAAAAAGGATTAAGATCTGGATTAGGACACGTCATATAAAACAAATATGCATATATCTGCATATATTCATCTGGGTATTCATCCATTATATCCTTTAAAAACTTAAGTGTATAACAATGTTCTGTAGGAACAACTTTATTATTCTTTATATCAAATAGTCTAGTTTGCATTTTGCTTATCTTTAATTAAACTTATTACTTCATCCTTCATATAAGGTACTTCGTAAGGTACAATCTTTTTAACAATAGGTTCTCCGTTTATATCTCTAGCAATAATTGGTGCACCTAATTCATC